ATTTGTACCTTTATGAAATATTAAAAGGAGTGATTTCGCTATGAGTAATAAATTTGAACAGTTGCTTGATTTTATTATCAATGAAGAGCAAGATAAAGCTAAAGAGCTTTTCCATGAAATTGTTGTGGATAAGTCTCGTGAGATTTATGAAGGCTTGATTGATGAGCAAGATTTAGAAGCTATCGAAGAGGAAATTGAGGAAGTAGAAGAAGCAGTTTCTGATAATGAAGTTGAAGATTTTGTTGACGATATTGAAAGCGACGAAGAAGGCCGTATTCAGTCATTGGAAGATGCTGAAGAGGAATTAGAAGATGTTATGGACATGGAAGCCGACGAAGAAGGCGGTGAAGAAGAAGTAAGTCCAGAAGAAAATGAAGAAAGGATTAGTGATCTTGAAGCTGCTTTTGCAGAACTTCAAGCAGAATTTGACGCTTTGATGGGTGGTGAAGCAGAAGAAGAAGCAGAGGAAGAAGTTCCTTTTGAATCTGTAGAGACTGATGAAGAGCCAGTAGAAGAAGCCGAAGAAGAAGTTGCAGAAGAAGCAGACGAAGAATTAACCGAAGCTTCACTTGAAGCAGTTGCGGCCCCTAAAGGCGGTGACTCAGATCACACAGCAATGGATCATGACCGTGGTGACCTAGATGTTGGCAGTACTGGCAACATGATGGGCGCAGGCGGTGAAGAATCAGGCGGTGCGGCACCAAGTGTAAACAAGGGTGGTATGGACACAAAAGCACCACTTGAAAACGAGAGTAAGTAACGGATAAAATATGACTTATCTAAGAGAACACTTGACATTTGACCAAGCACGTATGGTAACCGAGACTGATGCAGAAGGCAAGGATCTATATATGAAGGGTATTTGCATTCAAGGTGGTGTAAAGAATGCAAATAAACGAGTATATCCAGTCAATGAAATACAAGAAGCCGTATCAACGTTAAATGAACAAATCAATCAAGGTATGTCAGTATTGGGCGAGGTTGACCATCCAGACGATTTAAAGATTAATTTAGATCGTGTTTCCCACATGGTTACAGAAATGTGGATGGACGGACCTAATGGTTATGGTAAGATGAAAGTCCTACCAACACCAATGGGTAATTTAGTCAAAACAATGCTAGAGTCAGGTGTTAAATTAGGAGTATCCTCCAGGGGTTCCGGAAATGTGAAGGAAGCCAGTGGAGACGTTTCAGATTTTGAAATAGTCACTATTGATGTAGTGGCTCAACCAAGTGCTCCAGATGCATATCCAACAGCAATTTATGAAGGCCTTCTCAATATGAGAGGCGGACATAGGATGTTAGAGGTAGCAGCTGAAGTACGTGAGAATCAAAAGGCGCAGAAGTACCTTAAAGAAGGGATTTTGCGTCTCATAAAGGACCTAAAAATTTAGGAGAGCATTATGATAGAGGTATTCAAACCACTTATCGACAACAATCTCATCTCAGAAGAAGCAAGAGATGAGCTTCAGGAGGCTTGGGAATCCAAGTTGGCAGAAGCGACTGAGCAAAATAAAGCGGAACTCCGTGAAGAGTTTGCTCAACGATATGAGCACGATAAGGAAGCAATTGTCGAAGCCCTAGATACAATGGTTACAGATTCTCTAAAACAAGAAATCCAAGAATTTGTCGAAGACAAGCAGGCTGTAGTTGCTGAGCGAGTTGCATATAAGACAGCAGTTAAAGAGCATGCCGACCTTCTCAATAAATTCGTAACAGAAAATCTAGCAAGTGAAATGCAAGAGTTCCGCACAGACCGTGGTTCGCAGACTGAAGCATTTGGCAAGTTGGAAGATTTCGTAATCAAAGCATTAAGTGAAGAAATTGTCAAATTCAATGAAGACAAACAGGACGTAATTGATACAAAAGTTAAGTTAGTTGCTGAAGCAAAAGCAAAACTAGCAGAACTTAAGAAGACATTTATTGAGCGTAGTGCTAAGATGGTTGAAGAGACTGTCACCAAAACTATTAAGGGTGAGATGTCACAATTAAAAGAAGATATCCAGAGTGCTCGTGAGAACAACTTTGGACGTCAGCTATTTGAAGCATTTGCCGCTGAATATGCTAACTCATACTTAAATGAGAAGACTGAAGTAGCAAAGCTTATGAAGCAACTTTCCGTTAGGGAAGAAGAACTTGCGGAAGCAAGTAAAGCTGTAGAAGAAAAAGATGCATTAGTAGAAGCTAAAGAAAGTGAAATTAGAGTGATCAACGATCAAGCAAACAGGAAACAAGTTCTTTCAGAAATGCTTAACCCATTGGCTAAGGATAAGAAAGAAATTATGGAAAGTTTACTTGAGTCAGTTCAAACTGAAAAACTTAAAGCATCTTTTGACAAGTACCTGCCAGCAGTTATCAATGGCGATGGCAGTGGTATTAAACGCAAACTAACTGAGTCAGTAAAGAAAGAAGTTACCGGTGATCGTGAAATCAAAGAAGAAACTCAACCAGAGAACGATACCACCACTTCAAACATTATTGATATCAAGAAGCTAGCGGGATTAAATTAATTTAATTAAGGAGTTTAGGAGACAAAAAATGTCAGAACTATTAACAGAACGTTGGGACGAGACTAAAGAAGCCTTATGTGAAGGCCTTGAAGGCAACCAACGTAGTACAATGGCAGCTGTTCTAGAGAATACAAAACAGTATCTTTCAGAAGCTGCATCAGCAGGCGCGACTGCTTCAGGCAACGTTGCAACACTAAACCGTGTAATTTTGCCAGTAATCCGCCGCGTAATGCCATCAGTAATTGCTAACGATATCGTTGGTGTTCAACCAATGGCAGGTCCAGTAGGACAAATTCATACATTGCGTGTACGATACGCAGAAACAAATAACGCAACAGGCACAGCAAATGACGTAACAGCCGGTGACGAAGCATTATCCCCATTCCAAATTGGCCAAGCCTATTCAGGCGACGGCACAGCCGGATTGGGTGCATCAACATCAGCACTAGAAGGTGAGCCAGGCAAAAAGTTAAGCATTCAAATCTTAAAGCAACCTGTAGAAGCAAAAACCAGAAAGCTATCCGCTCGCTGGACTTTTGAGTCTGCACAGGACGCAAATGCAATGCACGGTATCGATATGGAAGCAGAAATCATGAGCGCACTAGCACAAGAGATTACTGCAGAAATTGATCAAGAAATTCTATCTTCACTACGTGGTATTGCAAGTGCAGGTGATGCATATGACCAAGCAGCTGTATCAGGTACAGCAACTTATGTTGGTGATGAACACGCCGCATTCGCAGTTGCTATTAACCGTTCAGCTAACCGCATCGCACAACGCACACGTCGAGGCGCAGGTAACTGGTGTGTAGTTTCACCAGCCGCACTAACAGTGCTACAAAGCGCATCAACAAGTGCATTTGCACGTACAACAGAAGGTTCATTTGAAGCACCAACAAATCAAAAGATGGTTGGTACATTGAATGGCGCAATGAAGGTATACGTAGACACCTATCAAGATGGATCAGGTACTCATACCGCACTAGTTGGTTATAAGGGTTCAAGCGAGGCAGACGCCGCCGCATTCTATTGCCCATATATTCCACTAATGAGCTCCGGCACAGTACTAGACCCAGCAACTTTCGAACCAGTCGTAGGCTTCATGACACGTTATGGTTATGTCGCACTAACAAATACTGCATCATCCTTGGGTAATGCAGCTGACTACCTCGAAACAATTAGCATGTCTAACCTTTCATTCACATAAGTTATTAACTTATTTGACGAAGAAACCACCCATTATGGGTGGTTTTTTCTTCTTATATCATGTATAAATATAGGAAAGTTATAGGAGATTTAATATGGCAACATTAACAAGAACCAATCCAGCTGCAACAACTACAGATGTTGAAACAGTGGGTGCGGATTTGAAATTTTTTACGGTTGATTATATTAACGCAGTTAATGGCGGTGCAGGTCCAATAGGGTCATCAACAGGTGCTCAAGCAGCTGTATTGCAAATTATTTCAGATAGATGCAATATTGTAGCAATTGGTCCATTAGTGGATTCCAATACACAGCAAACATTTGCCGCAGAAGGCGAAGTCAATGTAGCAACAATGCAAGCAGCTATTCGTGCATTGGCTAACCCAACAGGTGGTGTTAACATGAGTGCCGCAACAGTAACAGCAACGAAATTAGGTATTTTAACTGCTAACGTTGTAACATAATTAAAATTTAAAATTTTAGGAACAAACCACCCACTTTGGGTGGTTTTTTCTTGAATAAATACAAATGCGTAGTAATACACTACGTTTATGGGGAACACCATCCCCGTAGTCCATAGAACGGACATAGCCTATAAAGGAGAAACCAAATGGGAAGACCACTAAACAAAAAGTTGTTTACTACAGCTGCCGCAGGCGCAACCGCCGGCAAAAATGAAATCAAAGTTAACTTTCATAACGGAACAGCCGTTAAAGAAGGTACTATTGTTAGACAAAAAGGTTCAAAACGATTTGTGTGTGCTGAAACTGGCGCCGCTGATACTGAGCATACTTGTGTACTAACAACTGGCAAACTACCAGCCGCATTAGCAGCTGGTGAAATGTCAATTATGGTATTAGGTGCTGATTCAGAAACTTATACAGTTTCAAAAATTACTGCACGTAAAGTTACAGTAGTAGCACCAAGTGCAACAGGATCTAACGCATTAGATGGAACATCATTAGCATGGCAAATGGGTTCAGCGGCTTCTACAGGCATAGTACGCATGGAAGAAGCGGGTGACGATGACGTTGCAAACACTGATGATGACGATTTTACAGATGATGCATAAGCATTATAAACTTTAATTTTATAAAGTTAGTGTTTTTGAGAAGGAGCCGTTATGGCTCCTTTTCTATTTAAAATTTGTATAAATAATATAACATTGGAAATAACGAAATATGGCTAGAACCTTAACGACAAGTGGTGATTATACTA